AACATTCATGGTGTAATTACGGGTTTCGCTAAAAGGTATCCCGGCAATAAACTGATCGCTGGAAATATCCCCTTTATTGGGATCCCCTAAACGAAGGAGGGCGGCATTTTTTCCGGTTTTATTCGTACCGTTAATCCAGTCATCTACCGCACCCGGCCCGGCGTTATATGCAGCTACCGCGAGTGCCTGGTTACCCCCGTATTTTTTGGTAAGATCCTGGTGATATAGCTGACCTATCTGCATGTTGTAACTGGCGTCAGACATAAAGCGTTGTGGGTCCCACTGCATGCCATGTTTTTTGGCCGTTTCTTCAGCTGTTGCTGGGAGGACCTGCGCTATCCCCATGGCGCCAGCCGGCGAGGTAAGCGTCTGACCATTGCCATTAAACTGCCGGCCGCCAGATTCCGCTGGAATCATCGCTGAGAAAACTTTGTCAGATGAAAGGTCGCCAGGGGTAAAAGTCGTTGGAGAGGTAAGTTGTTTTGTCCGCCAGTCTGCAATATATGCCTGCGTGGCGTTCTGAGACATCTGCTGATCAAGTCTGGCTATCCGGCCGTTTACTTCATCATCAGATTGTCCGTTTGCGGCACCGTAGGTCCGGATAGCATCAATTGCCTTTGCCCTGGTAACGGCATAGTTTCCCGGGTCGCTGCGATAAGTTTCGGCATCATTCACAGCCATCTGTAGACGTCCATCCAGTTGCCCGCGGCTGTAGTCCTGAAATTGCTGATATTCATGCGAATCGGCAGAACTCTGCAGCTGCAGGCGTGTTGCCGCTACCTGCCTGTTCCAGTCATCTCTCCTGCCTTCTGGTATGGTCTGCCCCAGTGTGCCGGCGGCCTGATCAAATTGCTGTAGGGCATCATCAGAAGAGCCAATAGCATTTTGCCCTTGCTTCTGGCGAACCTGGTTAAAAAGGTTGTATTTGATGGTGTCCAGTTTCAGTGCGCCGTCCTGTAAAGCCGTGTCTGAAACCTGTCGCGTAATAGACGCTGTTGCCCTGGCGGCGGCATCCGCACCAGCATTCAGCATTTGCTGATCGGTTGTGTTATTGGGTAAGTCTACCGGCCCGGCGCCAATCCCTTGTGTCGTCACCTGACGATCGTAAAAAGGTAAGTTAGGCATTTTTGCGTCCTATTTCTGTCCGTATTTTGCGCCAAGGAACGTGCTACCAATCTGCGCGCCCGCGCCCAAGAACCCCAGCAAACCCGGTCGAGCAGCTTTAGACTGCTGACGCATGGCACCAGCCTCATTCTTCAGTGCATCAGACTGGAGAATGCCCTCGTTAGCTACCGCGTTCGCATCCTCCTGGATGTTAAGCGCGGTCTGCCGGCGCAGCAGCGCATTAGTGCCGCCAAAGCCGGTACCGCTCGCAGCAATACGCGCATCCTGCTCTCCCTGGAACTGGGCGCCACGACGGCGAATGAGCGCCGACTGCTGGCCTGTGTTTAAAATAGTCTGGTTTGCTTGCTGGTCGAGCAGCTGCGCGTTGGTGTTCAGGTTACTGGATTGCTGACGCGTGCTACTTAATGATGAGAATGCATTTAACGCAGAGCTTGAGGTTTGCGCTATTGGTACTGCATTATTTTTGAAACTGTCGCCGACCGTCTGCCAGTTTACAGAATCCATAGATCACCTCGTTATCGCCCACAGGGAAGAATCCTCTCCCCTGTGGTTAAATTTCTTCAGATGCCCCTCACATCGCATACCCAGCATCGCCAGCATTCTTTCGCCTTCCGGGAATGTGGTGCTGGCCTCGATGCGGTGATAGTTCGCCAGCGCCCGGTGTAATTCCCGGCGCGTTGCCTTGAATATCTCCGGCCAGAGGTGAGTAATCCCGGCCGAAATCATCATCCATGCGTACCCTATGCCGGAGTCAAATACCAGTCCGTACTTTTCCGCTGGTACGATGCCGCCTATAGCCACAGGCTGGCCATTGTGCAGACAGGTAAACGCGCCGACACTGGCAATGTTCCCGGCGTGCTGTTCAGTCCTGATACTGCCGATCTGATGTGGTTGCGGCGTAATGGCTACCAGGTGCCAGGGCTCAAATGGAACGATCATTAGCCACCCAGCAGCGTCTTCTGGCCTGAAGTATTAGCAGCGGTTCCCGAAGCTCCCGTTACGTTGCTTTGGTTCCCCTGCCGCTGCCGGCGGCGCAGCAGGTCATCGGATTCAGCAACTGAAGCATCCTGCGTAACCTGCGCCGATGGCTTTATGACGCTTCCTTTTTTATTTGCGCTGGAGATGGCTGAATAAGTTCCTGCACCAGCCGACAGAACAGCGGCACCAGCAGCCCATGATGCCGGGTCAGTTTCCAGTGTGAATTTGCGTTTAAACAGCATGATCACCTCACGATTGAAAATAATCTGGCGTCACAGCCAGGCTGATAATTGCGGATAATAGCGTCCTGCTGGTAACTGAGCATTTTTGCAACGCGGGCAGACAGGTTATCGGCGCAGATGCATTCCACTCGATAATTTTCGGATAACGCTATTTCGGTAAACCGCTGTGCAGCACGGAAAATATGAACTGGAAACTGTTCTGCATCGGGTACGGTATGTAACCAGAGCCTGACCCGGCCCGGGGCTATCTGAATGGCACCACCAGCGGCAAGTGTTTTGTCCCCGTATTCCATCGCAAACGATGGGAAAGATACCAGCGACGCAACAGCCTCCGGCGATAATGAGTCCGGGAATATTTCATTAAGGTGGAACTCCTCAAGATGGACGATTACAGGCTCAGTCATCTTCCATTTCTCCTACTGGATCGATGCTGACAATGGTCATTGGCTGCGGCAGGTCCTGCACGATACGGATGCTTCCATTCTCATTAAACTCGCCAGGCCACGGAACGGTAACCACGCCATTAAACAGCGGAGGCGCCTCATCCATATTGTCTGAGTAATCTCGCGCGCGAAGCTTATCCAGATATTTGCCGCCCTCATCGCCGAATTTACCGCCAAGCGTATCGATAAATCGCAGCCGGGCTTTGGCAAATCGCTTGATTCCCCCCTCCAGAGGCAGGGTGATAATTTCAGCCGCATTATTGATTCCGACGTGAACAACAGAAGATGGCCAGTCCAGCGTGATGCTTCCTCCGCTGACCGTTCGCGATGCGTGCGTGGCACCGTCGGTCACGACTGCTACAGTCTGCCCTTCCAGAAACCCCAGCCCGGAAATAACGGTTGTCGCAGCACCGTTGTACGTCGCCATACAATCCAGCACCCTCGCCCACGCTTGCGCAATAAAGGCGCTGTCATACTCTGGCAGCAGATACTCCAGATAACGCACCGTCGCACCGTTAATGGTACGCCTGACCACCATCCACAGCTCATCACGGCCGCCACTGATATCCGGAATGACCTTGATACTTTCCACCGCTCCGCCGGTATCATGCTCATGCCAGCCGGTGACGTTTTGCTCTGCGTCATAGGTCAGTCCCAGCAGTTTTCCTTCTTCCAACAATACCCAAAGGATCCGGTTGGGCTCCTGCTGATATGCCAGAGCAATGATTTCAGACGTAAAAAGATGGGGGGCCAGAATGCAGGAATTGGTTGCTGAAAACGAGTCACTGCCAGAATCATAAGCGGCAATCATCACCTTGCGCCCAGCACGCTGCACAAACGCAACGCGATCAAAAAGGCGCTCTGCCTGCACTTCGTTGCTGCCGATCGTACTGTTCAGCTCAACCTTTGTATTACCCGCGCCAAAAACGGAAGTCAGGCTTTGCTCACCATAGGAGAATTCATACCCGGCAGTCCCGATAAATATTTTCCCTGCGGAGGCGACCAGCCATTGCATGGTGTCCTGAGTATCATCAATGCGATCATTAATTGAATCATCGCTTTCTGCCTCATAGCCATTTGTCATTGGGCTGAAGTTCTGCAGATCACCAGCGACGCTGGACCATATTTTTTGTCGGCCAGCGAAGACCAGTCGTCCGCGGAAAAATGCCGCAAACTGGGGATAGCGGAGAACATCAGACCAGTCACCGAAAGCGTATTTATACGTTTTCCCAACAGTGTTTCTGACGCTGGGTGGTAGTTCAGTGACGATCTTACCGGTTGCGGATGTGGCACTATTGACTGCTGTTATCTCAATGATCCCCCAGCCACCGCCTGAATAACGCCAGAGTGACGCATCACCGCCGCTACCATCCCTGTGGGCGCCAGCTGTCCACGTCGGTTGCGTATTACCGGTCTTTGTGCCGTCCATGTCTTCGTAATATTTCCCATCTGAACGGCAGAAAACACCAGCGGAGAAAGTTTCTGATGTACCAGCAGCCCAGGCGGGTATGTAACCGCTATGACCGGTATCATCATCCACTGCATCAGTGCTGGCTTCGATGTAAAAAAGACACCCTACATGCGCAGTCTGAAAAATATCTGTGTTGGCAGTGATGTTACACAGGCTTGTGGTGGTTGGGGTGCCATCAGGCAAATCGTTTCCATCCTCAGACCAGATCCTGAACTGGTCGGTGTAAACGACGCTGGATTTGTCAGAATTAATATCAGCGAATGGGCCACCGGAAAAACTGGCCTCTGCCAGGCTCCAGTTGGTGTTAGTGTTTCGCGTCAGCTTATAAACAGGGTAATTTCCATTTGTGCAGGTTATGTAAATCACATCTGCTGACTGCTGCAGAGACAGGCCAAATTTCCCGTTACGGGTCAGATCATCAGCTCCCCACGGCGTTTCAATTTCAAGAATGTTGTTATCGCCATCCAGCAGTTGCGCATGGTTGTACCAGAACCGGATGTATCCTGGGCCAAACTCCAGGATAAAAGCCTCCGTCGTACTAAACTGAAATGATGCTAACCAGACTCGGTCGCTGCTGTTTTTTACTGAACCGGCGTATTGCGTCCCGCCGCGGCGACGCGCGGGCCCCTGCGGTAGCGGTATGAAGTTTTTCATGTACTTGACGGCGCTGGCCCACTTATCAAAATCTACTTGCCCATACATCACAGGCGAAAGTATTCCAGCATTAAAGCTACGCTTTATAGGACGGATTTTTGCCATTACAAACGAGCCTCCATCCAGGTTGAAGGTGGGAATTTCTCACTGGGCTTTTCTATAGCGTTTACTCGAATGGCTCCTGCGATGATCATCTGGAACTGCTGCAACAGCGATTCAACCAGCGTATCCTTGCCGGTCACCGCTTTACAGGAGCGAACCGCCAGCATACAAGCCAGCGCATCAACAAAGGTGGAGTCGAATTGTGATGCATCGGTTACTCTGGCCCGATAGCGCACGCTAAGCGGTGGCTGTAGATCCGTCAGCAATTCCCGCCCCTCGATGCGATATTCAGCCGTGACCATGCGGGGATCGTATTCAGAGAAATCACGCCCGTAATATCTGTCCCCCACCGATACCAGTACCATTAAATCAACGGGCAGCTGGTAAGCGTATTGATAGTCGATGACAGGCGTTTTGTTTAATGGGGTAAGCAGGGTGCTGCGGGCGCAAAAATTCCAGGCATATTCGCGCTGTAGTTTTTCGAGGAGGGGGTTGTAAATCAGGTTCATCACGCGCGTGTTTTTATCCTGCTCATCACGATCCATGAGATGGTCGGATCCCAGGAAGGAAACCAGCGCCAGATTCATGATATCTGTCTGACCGGTCATCATAATACCTCATAAAAAAGCAGGGGCCGCAGCCCCTGAAAACGCACTCACTCCACCCTAATTAAGCAATACTGAGATTAAGCGCGGCGAACTCAACGTTATTAGCGTAAGAGCGCCACGTCTGTGCATCTTTCGTTATGAAGGCATCTAATGCGCCAGCGGTGAACGGGCCTGTAGCGACCGTATATTGCAGACTTAAAAAGCGTTTATAATTGGCCGAAGGCAGCGCCACCACGACAACCGGTTTACCTGCGACGAGACTGCCCAGCGCTTTCGCTGGAGTAGAAAAAATAACGGTTGGTGTATCGCTTTTGTCCTCATTGGCATAAGCGCGTAACTCAATCGCAAGCGTAGCCGCCCCTGCGGCCGCGAATGTCACCGACGGAGTCACAACCAGAAAAGTCGGCTCGCCAGCGCCAGCATCGATCACAGTGTTGTAATCGAATGCTGGGTTAAAATCGATGATGTTCGTGCTGGCCGCTGAGGCGGTGATCGCCTGAGAGTCAGAAAATTCAAGCTGGGCATCAACAAACATGGTTATCTCCTGAAAAAGTAAACCGGAAAATCGCCCCGTTAAGAGGCGACGACCTGAGCTTCCCCGATTTTTAACTGGTCAACCCGGCGCACCGGAACCTCGCCAAAAAACATCACACGACGTCCGCCAGCCATTTCCATTGTCAGGGTTGAGTTTTTCACGGCATCAACCAGCTGCAGACGCAGCATCGCGCGCAGTGTGCGGTTCATGTAATAAGCCGGGCTGACGCCAACCAGTGACTGAATGCGCTCTTCCGCGATAGCCATCAGTTTGATGAGGTTTGCACCCGCATTAGCGTTAGTACGCAGAGCGGTAACATCAATGTTGGCGATGCGGACAACATAGCGCCAGTCGTGCAGAGCAATACCGAGATCCCAGGTGTAAAGGTCCATCAGTGCCCGGAAGCGGTTGCCATCATCATCAAAAGCATCCCCCTCCCCCAGATCACGGTGTGTCAGACCAGCTTTAGAACCTTTCGGGAAAATTCCGTAGACTTTGTCTGGAGCCCACCCGATGAGATAAATCGAGGTGAGATTCGCACCAGTGCCGCCAGCGTCGATGATGTTGTCGGCATTAGGCGCAGACAAATCGCTGAAACGTGGAGCAATACCCAGGAATGCCTCCGGTTGCCCAACAAGCGTACCGTTAAGCATCTGGAATTGAGCCTTCTGGTTCATCGCTTCCATGAACGGTTTGGACTGGTTGAAGCGAAAACCTGCGGTATTGCCATTCAGCGCAGCAACCCGAACATCAACCTGAGAGCGGGCTTCAAGAAGACCGGTAGTCTCATCTACCTGCGCGGTAGTTGCCTTGCTTTCCGGGATACCTTTGTTCAGCTTGCGCCAGTACACAGCAGGTAAACCAGTACGGGTTGTGATGCGCGTTCCGGTCGGCAGGTTGCCTTCATAAAACGGGCAATCCCAGAGCATTTCGTTGTCCTGATCCAGAACCTCCGCGACATTCGCAGAAGTGCCATCAGGATCAAGCAATTTCGCTGCGTCCCAGAGAGTCGGTAAGCCGGTAAGTGTTGGCATTTAAAACTCCTTATTGCATGTTCGGCCACATGCGGTGGGCAATGTCTTTTTCTGCTGCATTACCCGTCGCTGAGGCTGTAACTGTTTTGTCTTCACCTAGCGCTTTACCGATCGCCAGGACTGCATTCACAAGGTCTGGGTCATTGAGTAATCCCGCAGTGTTGAATTTTTCAATCACAGCATCGGGGAAAAATCGCTGCACGGCGTTCTGGAGGATCGCTGTATTTGCCTCAACTTCACTTCCCCAGGACTTGATAACCTTTTCCCGGTTAGCAGCATTTTGATTAGCAATATTTTCCTGGGCACTTTTTTGTTGTTCGGCTGCATATTCGTTGAATTTATTAATTACGGTTTCAGCCTGCTTTTTATTGAGCCCGCTTTCATGCATCCAGCTCAAGGCCGTATTTAAAAATGTCCCATCGCTGCCTTCCGGTGGCTTAATACCGTAGTCTTCAACTTTTTCCGGGCGCCCCAACTTCTCGTAAAGTTCCTGCCAGCCTTTTTCGTCGCTATCTTCTGGAAGTTTTTCGAGGAACGGCGCGGTGGTCTGCGACTGCTGTTGGGCGGCTTGCTGCTGTTGCTGCTGTCCCTCTCCCCCCTGCTGTTGCTGAGCGCCTGGATTTAAAAGGTTTTGTTGCTGGGCCGCATCGCTATTCTGCTGCTGAGCGGCAGAATCAACACCTGCGGCAGCGGCAGCGCCACCACCTTCCCCGCCTTCAACGGTTGCATTCATCAGACGGCGCAGGATTAAGCGTTCAAACAGATTCATTGTTGTCGTCCTCGTTAAGTTCGTTCATCTCTTCGGCGATCATGGCGGAGATGTCCGCCTGCGAAAGGCCGAGATAGTGGTTTATATGCAGGAAAACTTCCCTGCGGCCCTCCGAAACAAATACGGCATATGGGTCGGTTTGCTGGGTCGTTGGGGAAATAGCGACACTGGAAGAATTGACGTGACAGAGTTTTGCCAATAGTCGGATGACAACTTTCTGTTCCGGCGTCATGTTCCCCGGGGTGCCGAAGACTGACTGGAAAGCCCGCGCACGGTTCAGCGTGAGCCACAGACTTTTTATACGGTTCATCATTATCCCTGTAACGCTGGCGA